CCACCATGTATGCAGCAAATTGGCATTACGCCAAAGAGGGACTCAAACACAACCTCAAAAAGGTCGTGGAGTTCTATCACTCGCATTCCATGGCAGTCGAATCGGAGCACTTCCTGATTCGTTTGCTGCAATCCATCAGCACACCTAAAGCCCTGAGCCTCGATCGTTACTACGCAATCGTGGACGCACTGTCATTGAATCTTGGCATGGCGTTAAAAATGACTTCGTCGATTTCCAAGGGTCACGTGTTTTCCGGGGTGTTCTATGGGCCAGGTTGCACCGAAGTCTTGATTGCCGAAAATGCTGAGTTCGATCCCGTCGACGCCACCCGTAACTGGGAGCACGTACAGGCTATCCGGGTGTTGCGGCATCCGCGCAGTGATTTGATGCTCAATCTCCCCGATGGTAAGAACACCGGTTCGGAAGAAGGCATCGCCGTGATCGCGATCAATATCCCGATGCTGGCGATTCAATACCGGGCGTTTCGCCTACAGGAAGATGCCTATACGGTGCGCACTGGGGAGCCCGGTCGTACCATCCAGCAGTTTGTCCATATGCACGTGTTGCCCAATATGCTCTACACGCATCTGGACTATGTGATCCTGAACCGGATCTGGAATCTGCTGCATGGTGCCCCGATGGGCGAAGGCAAACCCCATTCCTTCTACATCACGGACTTCAGCCAAAAGCTCAATGCCGTGCACACCACCATCCTCACGAATCTGCAAGCAGTGGGCCAGGACTTTACTGGGGTGCTGCGCAGTATTCCGTGCGTGAGCAAAGACAATCTGGATGAGGCCCTGGCGATTCCAGAGATGGCCCCCACTCGGCAAGTGGAATGGGCCTTGGCCTTGTCGCGCTTCCCGGTGCTGGATGTGATGGTGGATCTCACCGAAGGCGGTAACCAGGGCGGTGCCAATATCCGCAACCAGCAACAGTTAAACATCCTGATGCAGGCCGTGCGCCAGTACCGCTCAGGCGCTTACTTCTCAAGTGTACTGACGGGTGATGTGTTGTACGACGTGAATACGGAAATCGATGAGCTGGTCGAGAAGATTCGCCAACGCAGCGGGACCGTGCAAGCTACGCCGACTTAAGGGCATAAAAGCCACAGGAGCCAGGGACGCCCCTGGCTCCTATGACGTCGCTGCCGTTACTTGGTACAACGAGTAATGACCCCGCGCTTCTTGCGCTCTTGAACTGCCAAACGCAAGATGTCCACGCCCACAATCTTCTTGCAATACAGCTGCTGTCCCGAGTAAGTGGCAGCGATAAAACCATCATCGCCTGCGTAAACGATTTTTGATAGATACCCGTCGCGTACCAGGGTGTTCACGGCGAGTTTGTCCTCGACATCGTCTTTATGCAAAGGACCTTCCTCGACCATTTTCACCATGATCGCGATGTGACTGGTCTCCAACTGTGTTGCGGACATTATAACCCCAAAAGTAGCGTATTGTTTCCTTTTCTCGAGTGGCCCGAAACCCCACTCATAACGATGCACTATTTAACGGCATATGGGGTCGATCACCCACCTCGCCCGGTACAGGACGCGGTCGGTGATCTTTTGCACCCCTCTCCAATTAACAGTGAGAGAGGTGCTCGCCCAGACAGCTAGATAGGGTAAGGGTGCACCAAGTGAATCAGGTAAGCCGACGTGAATGTCCTGCTTTCTGCTTACCTGGGTCGAGTCTTAGTGCGAGTCTGACACGAGGCGTGTCAATTTGTCGTTCGAGAGATAAATCCCGAGCGTTTCGAGGATAATGTAAAATACGCGCGTAGCATCCGCGACGATCTTACGCACCCCAGCCACCTGGAGGATTTCAGTCGGAATCCCTTTAGTCTGGAGATTCTGTTCCGGCAATTGCACCGAGCCCACATAGCGCTTACCCATTCGCTTCATGTACGCTTCCATGCGACCTGCCAGTTCCCGATCCTCGAGCGACTCTAACCACTCACGGGTCTTAGTCGGTGTGTCCAGCTCAGTGGCAATCTTGACACAGGTGTACGGTACAGGGGGGGCGATACCGTACTTGGGACCAAACACCTCATTCCACATCACGTACTGCTGATACGGCGATTCATCCGCCGACTTCGCATACGAATCGGGCGTTTTGATCTGACCCATCCGGAAAAACTGATAGCCGCCTTCGCCGATCGCCGTAAAGATCTGGCGCTCGATGTCAGCAATCGTCTTCAGGATGTCGTGGATCTTGATCTTCTCGCCCTTCAGGACCGAGTTCATGATAAAGAGCATCATCTTCTCGGCTTCCTTAATCACGAAGCGCGGGGCGTTCGACGCCTTCAAGTGCACGCCCTTGATTTCCTTCTTGTACTCTTTGAAGAGGTTGCCTTCCTGGCAGCCAATCAAGGCGAAATAGTGCTTGGCCACTTGGGTCGCGACAAACACGTCGAACTTGAATTCGTTCTTCATGGCGACTTTGTGGATGTACTTCTCCACAATGCCAAAGTTCGCACTCATGCGCGCCAAGACGTGAATGATGGTCTGCGCAGCGAGGTACACCATCGACGCTGCCACCGCATTACACTTCTCGTCAAAACCGAGCCAGCCCTGATGCCAGAGCACCCAGTCTTGCACGGTAAAGATGGTCGAGTCCGTATCCGACGTAATCGCCGAACGACGAATCGAGTCGGGGAAGAACGCGAGCGAGGCCGGTACATTCGTCGTCACCCAGAAGGCCGCAATCAGGTCCCGATACTCTTCACCCACGTCGCCGATGTTCTTGGCCGTCGAGGCCAGGATACCGCGCGCTTCGCCGACGATTTCATGCATCTGCAAGCCCTTGGTGTAGCGCTCACAGATTTGGGCTGCCAGGTGCACGTGTTCTTCTTGCACCGTCTTCAAGATGCTGTCCGGCTCCGGATGCGGCACTTCCACCAGCATCGACAGCTTGCTGATGAACTTACGCACCACCTCGTCATTAAAGCGCATCAGGTGGTACAAGTCACCCGTGTAGACAAAGGCGGAACGCTGCTCGGGCGAGAGCGTCTTCACCAGGTCATACACCTTTTTCATCTTGAACTTGTCGCGCACATAGAAGTTCGTCGAGTACATGATGCATTCCATCGTCTCATCGACCGACGGGTGACGAATGCCAAACTTCTGCATCGCCGCAGCTTGCGCTGCATAGTCCGTGTGGTTGATAATCGAGATGATATTTTGCATGCAGATCTCGATCGACCAGTAATGGCGATTGCCCGAGAGGAACTTCTCGTTATTCGCATTACCAAAGCCCGAGGTCGAGCGACAGTTCGAGGTGAGCGTCGAGTGAGCGGTCTTATTGTACAGCGGCGTCGAAGGTGAAACGTGCGCACCCGAGATCGAGTTATTCGCCAGCTTCTTATTGGTCTGCTCATTGTCCTTGATCTGCATCAGGACGATGTCGCCTTCCATTTCCGCCTTGAACTTTGCCTTCTTCGCCACCCCCCGTGCTTTCACGTTGCCCTCGATGTAGTCGACGAGCGGTGACTGCTTCTGGTCCGGATGCAAATACGTGGTGAGCGTCGGCGCAATCAGTTCTTTGTTACGGATCGAATCATTCAGGTAGGCTTGCAGCGTGCCTTCCATCTGGACCCGGTCACCGTTTTCCTGACGCTCGAGGTAGACGATCTTCGGGTCCTTGAATTCAAACTGTCCGCCGGGACGCATCTCCGTTTTCACAAAGGTCGTGCAGTCCTCGATCGGTGCCCCCGTCATTTGATGCAAATAGGTCGCGCAGTCCTGGACATAATAGCCGAGGACGTTTAGATCGCGCTTGTACTGGGAAGGCGCCAGTACAAATGGGTTGTTCGCTTCTGACACTTTGTTTTACTCCTTGTCGACCTACATGATCAAGGAGCCCAATAAAAACGAATCAGCGGCATAAAAAGGAAAAAAGGGCGAGGAGCGGTTTCGGGCCGCCACCTCGCCTAAATACAGGTCGTTACAAGTACCGAAAAGGAAAACCAGTCACTGAACATGCCCGATCAATTCGGAGCCACAGAGACTCTACCACCACTACCACTTCAACCAAAATCGAGATAGACAGGGGCCAGCTTACTCTTAATCCACGCGATCGACCAACTTCCACAGGAGACTCCTATATTCGCCAAAGAGCGCTTGCGGAGGCGCAGAGCAGCGATAGGAGTAGGATCGATGTACGAGGAAACGCTGGTGCCAGGGGAAACAAGGAGGAAACCCCAGCAGCGTGAATAAGCCAGCCCCGCGTCTAGGCATACGGCGCGGTAGCCCGCGGGAGGGCTCGCGCGAGAGTCCTTATCGGCACCAGTCAGGAGGAGGTCTGCTGTCGATGAGGGTACAGGCTTGCCGGGCCTTTCTCTTCAGAACATTACGGATGGGCGATATAAATTAACTAGGGTAAACCCACGTTTACTTGATCGCTACCGTAACGAAGTTGTAACCGTTGGCGGCCAAAATAGCCTGAACCTTCGGAATGTCCTGCGGGGTCACCTGGGCGATGGTCGCCGTGATGGTCTGCGCTGTGACGAGCGTCACGGACGAGTCGTCAATCCATGCCACACCCAGAATTTGGGTGTTGCCGTTTTGCGTCTTGACCTTGATGTACAGGTACGCGGCCGGATCGTTCGGCGTGTGGGTCTGCGGACCGAAGAACGGATAGAACTGCACGTGCAAGGACGTCATGTCTTCGTCCTTCATCGCGTCTTCGTACGACATCACCGAGGTGACCTTGACGTTCTGCCAGTCACTGCCCAGCAGAGGCGGATAGACGTTAAACGAGTACGTCTGCCCGATAGCAAAATTGTAAGCCATGGTTTCCCGTGCCCAAATGAACAAAAAAAAAGATCAGAAGGGCAGGTGATCCAAAATCACGTCGTCACCGAGAAACTGGTGGACGTAGTACGGGAAGCCGTAGCCGCTACCGGCCGCTCCTGTACGTAGTCCACGCAATCCCTCGAGACGCGCGTACACACTCTGTGCCAGATTTTGAACCGCTGCCCGCAATCGCTGATACTCGCTAGACGCCGTGTTTTCATAAACCGGGTCTACTATACGATTGGTAATGGGCAGCGCCTCGAGTCGGGCAGGACCGTTTGCTGAATAGTCCAAAAACACTTCGAAGATCTGCGTGATGATTTCGCGCTTATCGTTGAAGTGAATAGGCAAACCTTGCACTTCAAACAGAAACTGCGCCCAGAGATCCGCCGTCTCAACGATCATGAGTCTGCTGTAATGCTCGTTTGCCATAGTCAATTCACAGGTTGGGGATGTGCTCAGCATGCAGGTGTCGCAGCACCATGTCACGACCGAGCCAGTCGTGGAACTGATAATACAGGTAACCGTTCTGGTAGGCCCGCATCATGCGCAGCTTCTCGAGCACCTCTTCGCCAAAGCGATTCAAGAGCCCGGCAAAACGCCGATACGAGTCCTCGCACGAGGAACCCAATTCATTCAGGAACATCTCGGCACAGGCGAAGTTCAACTCATCACGGGCTGTGCGCTCGTAGTGGATCGACTCCATCACGATCTGGGCGACCATGTCCATCACCGTGTGGGGAAACTTATCCACCAGCATGACGGGCGTATCCGGAATCAATGACTCCAGATCCCGAGCTTTCCACAGCAGCGTGGCCAACTCAGAGTCGGTATCCAGAACCAAAAAGGTCGAAGGAGGCTGGCGGTTGACCGAACTCCTCAAAATCGGCCTTGGCAAACCGGACAAGATGGTCACTGTGGACCTCCGCAAAAAGATAGGGAAAATAGCCGTCAGGCGGCAGATAAGCGTTGTACTCAAAGCGCAACCGATCTCGCATGGCGAGTCCCATCTTCATCACGGCTTCAAACATATCGCGATGAGGACCACGGGGAATATCGGCTTCCTCGATGCGGAACTCCTGGTAGCCACAGTCGTACGCCAGTACGATCGCCACTTCCGTGAGCTCAGACTCTGCACAATCATACACGCTAATTGCGCCAAACACGCTCGCCAGCACTTCGCTCAAATCAAAGGGCGGACGAAAAGGCTGGGTCGCCACGCGCAGAAACCCATGGATCTCTTGCGTGAAGTCGATCAATAGGTTTTCAGTATACACGGCGTTTTCCCCAATTGTTGGTGAGGACCTCGATACCCACCACCAGATCTCGACCGATCCAGCGCGGACTTTGGTCATCGATCTGGTAAGGTCGAGTGCTAAAGAGATCTTGCATGATGAGCAGTACTTGCTCTTCAATGGATTGCGTGATCATCTCCAGCTCACCCACCCGGCTCATGTATTCGCTTAAGTCCACGGACGTATGTTTGATACGGCCCGTGCGCTCATCGAACTGTTCATGACGCCGGTTAACGTAACTGTCAAACTTCTTCAACACGAAATCCACCAACTCACTGTGGTGATGCTGCAGCGAGCGCTGGTACTCAGTGTACGGCGAGGTTTCCTGAAACGACGTACCCAAGACTGCATTCTTCACGACGGAATGCACACCGCCCTTCAGAAAGAGCTTGAACAACTCATCGTACACCATGGATTCCGTGATCAGATCACACGTCGGCAATATGAAAACGGACATGGTTGCTATTCCTTGTTTCGATTGTAATGACCTGTTACTTATAGTCGTACGGGCGCGTTGATGAGATCTTCCATCGGGAGGCGTTCAATCGTGTCCATGTAGTTCGGGAATTCCGTCACCACCACATCCCACGAGCCCGTAAGATCAGCGTACGCCTGGGTCGACGTATCGTTTATTTTCAGGTGCGGCAACACGGCGCCGATGTAATCGACGATCATGTCAAACGCACGGTTGCATAACTGGTGCGCGGCATTATGATTCATGCCCGAATTCTGCAACAGGGCTTTGGCCGCGACCAGGTATTCGGAAGGATGCGCCTCACACGTGTTGTCAAACACGTCCTTGAGCAAGGCTTCCAGGAGCGGGCCACTGTCGTAGCTTCTCCAGTTCGGATCAAGTGCGGCTTCCGGATTGCGTGGGTTACGCTTGCGTGCTTGATACAGAGCCAGCTCGCGTTGCACGAACATGCCCACATCCAGCAGCGAAATCACCGTACTGCTTTTCATCTACTCATCCCCGCCACGCGCTCTGTTAATCTTCAAAATCGCGGCCGTGCTCCATCATCCACGAATAGATCCGATAGTCGATGGTCTTTTCCACCCGCACCACCGTGTTATCCACTTTCATGAAGTGCATGATCCAGCGATCTTGTCCCAAGAAGTCTGTCAACTGATGTAGCATGTCGCTCAATTGCAGCGTGATGCTCTCACAGATCTCCTGCGACGCGTAAAAAAGTTGCTTGTCCTGTTCCGTGATACGCGTGCGGCCCAGGTCATCCGTGGGTTCATGCTCCACGGCGACGATGTTGCCGGTTTCTCCCCAGCTGAAATTGGCGTTATTCGGATCTTTCGGATACTGGAACACCGAATCGACCGTGATGCCTGAGCGCTGGAACTGCTCGAAAAGAAACGGGCGGATCACCGCGTCGAAATTCAGCTTCTTGTGGCCGCGACGAATCCGGCCTTGGCTGGACCACTTCGCATGGTTGATCACCATGTGGTCAATCAGCTCGATGAGCAAATTGCGTGCGCGCAGTGAGAAGCGTGACTGCGGCTTCAAATACGGCAGATGCACCTTGGGTACGACCAGATCGGCTTTCGCATCGTAGACTTCGTCGCGCAACGGCAACTCGAAAGACGTAATCGGGATAGGCGTGGCGACATTGTTGACCGCTTCACCTGCGTAGAAATACGGCTGTCCCGCGACCATCACCGGCTCACACTGAGTCGGCAGGTACAAGCCTTCCGGATTGGGCAACATGTAGGGACCTGCGGCAGCTTCCACCGCGTCGACCCAGTCTCCCAGATCCAGCACCAGCGTTCCAGTGATTTTCAGTTCCATTTTCTTTGGTAGTCGTAGTTCGTATTGGCAGGGCGATTGTGCACGTAGTACCACATGTACAAGTCAATCCCGCGGATTTCTAAGTCGATGAAGCAGTTGTCGCCGTACAGCTGCGGCACCTTGATGTATTGGCCGGTGTAGTAGTCCAGGTCCAACTCGGAGCGGATCTGGGCATGCAGTCGGGCAAAGCGCCAGTCCTGCGGGTCGTGGTTCACCGAGAACAAATGATACACCTGCTCAATCTGTTCTTTGACGATCCATTCGATTAAGCGCTCTTCAGTCAACCCGGAGAAGATCAGTTGACTCGCAACTGCCCTCGTAGCGCCCTTTAAGACGCTCAGGAAGTCATGGATCTCCTGGATCAATAGCGCCCTAGGTTCGACGGTTAAGAGGTTCATGGCGGCTCCTTATACACAGTATCCAGCGGCTACGTTTGTTTTGACTATTTGTGTAACTGCGGCATAAAAAAATAATCAGTCCCTTTTGCACCCTCCCGTAGGAAGGCATAAAAGGGACTCGCCTCGTCCGATGCTCACCCAAGCAGCTACCCGTAAAACGGACTGTGGTATTGTTGCGGTCGGAACTGAGGCGGTCTGGACATCTCAAGCTGCGAGCCAAGTGTTAGGCCCTAGTGCTAATTTTTAGACAGTCCATGGACCTCTAAACAATTGCTTCGGGTACTCCCTTGAAAACTGTCGCACTTATTGCCTCCTGCGCACCAGTAGGCGGCAGGCCATTACTCACGGAATGTAAAAGACCCTAGCCCCTGATGCACCCCCTGCGCCTGATGCGCGGTTCGGCTGGAATGGGACTAAAGTCTGCGCGTGGCCAAATCATCGGTCCGAGTCAACGGGCCAAGCGCATCGCCTCAATGGCTGAAGGTACTACGAGCACCCTTAGCTCGCGTTGCCTTCCCCAGCTGGGGACGTCGCGCATGATGTCTATTCACCCTCGCATGCGCCTGCAAGGGTGAGGACCGATGAACTTTACGAGTGGCGGCGGCCTGAATGGACGGGAACCACGAAAAATCGTGATAGATAAACCGTCCAAAGTCAGACCACCACCAACGGGCCAGAGAGCTAATCTGGCTAAACATCGGTTCTTATTGCTTTCCTTATCGTGTCGTCCAGCGTTGTTGTTAGAGGATCAGCCCCGTTTCATCCGCACGGTCGCCCGCGCCCAGAATGGACTTGTGCGCGACGCGCGACTGCTGTTCCTCGCTCAGGTGCGAGAGCACCTTTTGCACGTTGGCCACGGCTTCGTGGATCACCCGGTCGCCCGTGATATAATGCACCGGCGATTCCTTGGCGATGTTCTCGGGCATGTCGGCCGGGAACAGTCCGAGAAAGCGCACTTCGGGCATGAACGGTAGCGTCGCATCAGCGCCCGCTTTCGCCAGCGTCGCAACGCTGATGACATTGCCCACGTGAGCGTGCGATTCGCCGTTCTTGACGATGTGCAGGCCTGCGAGCATCGGCTGCTTGAAGGTGGTGACCTTGTCGAAGCGCAACCAGTTGTAGAGGTCACGCGTATCGAGCTCGGTGTTCTCGCGGCTAAAGAGCGCAGCGAGGCCGACCACGACGGTTTCGATTTCAGCGTCCACCGCAGCGCGCGGGGTGTCTTGCGTGTTCTGCAGATAGGCGATGACGATCGGGGCGCCCGCGGCCTTGGCGATGGCTTCGTAGGACTTGATCGTGTTGAGCGTGTTCTCCGCGTACAGCCGGGTCGAGGCATCGCCCACCATGACCACCACCACCGGCACGTCACGTGCGAGCAGCTCTTGCGTAAGAATCGGGCCGATCACCGAACCCGAGCCACCCGACGCCGAATGCAACACCAGTGCCAGGTTACCCGGCTTGTGCGCGTGCAGGATTTCCTTGACGCGTTCCTTCACGACAGCGGCATGTTCGCGGCGCACTTGTCCAGAACCGTCGAGGCCCTGGAAGTGGTAGATCGCGTTCGCATCGATGTTCGCGTTGAGCATGTTCGACTTGCTGGTGTCGATGTACGTCGGCTCGACGACAGCCATGCCAGCTTGTGCTTTACCGCGGTACTTCTCGAAGCGCGTCGCAATGTTCGTGCCAGCTCCGCCCGCTGCGTAGATGCTGATACGACCTTTGACTTTCTCGATGATTTCGGACATGTTTCTTTCCTAGTTTTTTCAAATTGAAGCACTCCTACATAGTAGGGGATGTGCTCGTAAAAAATGCCCGTGGTGAAACGGGCACCTTAGACTGCAACCGCTTCCGAGCTCAGGACGTCAGCCGTGATGATGAGGGTCGACATCGGCTTGTGTTCAGCGATGAAGAACTCTTCAAACTTCGATTCATGGAAGTGCATTTCGAGCGGGGTGAGTTCCGTCGATTGGCGATCCTTCGCGTTCAGGTAGTCAAACACCTTGCGCTTGGAACCGGCCCACAGCACGCCAGCTTCGAGTTCGCCCTTGAAAGTCTTGTTTGCGCCATCAGCCATCGATGCGCGAAATCCTTCAATCACGAAGTCACCGTTGGCGTTTTGCGACACACGGTACAGGATAGTAGCGCCATCGGTGGACACTTCGTCCACCACATAGTGCTTGTTCATGTACACGAGAGCGGAGAGGTTAGCTGCGTAAGCCTTGATGTTAGCAACGTTGTTCATGGTAATGCTCCTGATAGGTTAGATAATCTTAGAAGCTTCTGCTTCTGTCTACGTGCGTAATATAGGTCTGAAATTGTTTTCAATCGACTTTTAACACGCGATCCTATGTAGATTCTTTTTTGAGCGGAGGCCTAGAGTGAATCCTATCACCCGAGCTGTGGATGATCTGAAGTTCCGGATTCCACGGCGTGTATTGGAAGAGGTGTTTGTCGAGCGCACGGCCCGTTGGCGCACAGCCCCGCGTTCGATCGACGAATGTATTCTGGAACAAGTGGTCCGCCCTCGTGTCCTGGTGGACTGCAATCTCGTGGGTGGCACGGAAGCATTCGTCTATCTGGACGATATTCCGTACGAGCGGATGAACGACTATACGTCGGTGTATCGCATCCCGAAGACCAAGACGCAGGGGCGCTCGATTCTGTCGGTGCTGAACATCACGTTCGCCGACCCCACCAAAGTCTCAAGCTACGGGGTGGCCGCGGGTGCGCAGAACACGACCATGCTGCAAGCCGGACAGGCCGTGATGGATGCTTACGGGGCCTTACCCGTGACCTCAACGCATCGCGTGCAGTTGATCGGGGAAAACACGATCATGGTGCGCGACACCATAGTGCTGCCCCCTGATGTGTATCTGCGCTGTATTCTCGCCAATGACGAGAACATGTCGCACATCCAGATGCGCAGCTACCGGCCGTTCTGTCGGCTGGTGGAACTCGCGGTGAAAGCCTACATCTACAATGACCAAGTCATCGAGGTGGACATCGGCAAGATCCGGGGTGGTCAGGAAATCGGTAAGTTCAAGGAAATCGTCGAGGAGTACAAGGACGCGGAAGAACAGTATCAGGAGTTCCTCGCCACCACCTGGCAGAAGGTGGCGTACATGAACGACAACGAAACGTTTAACCGCTTTGTACGCAGTTTGATTGGTGGCTATCGGTAACACGGTCATAGCGGGCAGCCCTAGGGCTGCCCGTATGCCGCTGTAGCGGCTTATGCAGCGTTGCGCAACTGGATCTTCACGAAGGTTCCCGCGGCGGCTTCCTGGCCCTTAGCGAAGTCTACCAGGCCCTTGGTGAGCGGCATGATGGTGAGCGTGAAGCCCACGCCGTTCTCATCGACCTTGAAGACGCAGCTGTTGGAGAGCTGGCTCACGAGATTACGCATCTGGCTGAAGGCCGCCGCATAGTCGAAGTCGACTCCGGCCGCTTTCTGCCAGCGCTTGCCGAATTCGCGCTTCGCCGCTTTCTCGAGCTTCGGGTAGATGACCTTGGCCGCGACGTAGGTTCCGGCATCTTCGCCCATCTCGATCGTGATCTTCATGACGAGTTGCTCGTCGACATTCACGCGATAGCCTTCCAGGCGACGGTACATGCCCTGGTGGGAGCCCGCATCGAACACGAAGTCGGTCGCGAGCGCCGGGTGAGCACTCAGTTCGCGCACCGTGCGACGCACGAGCCGCATCACGGGTTGCTCGTCGGGCGTATACAGCGAGTTGATATGGTTTTCGATAAACCCTTCATCTGCGTTTGTCGCTTCGAAATTCTTGAAGTCGTAGTTGGCGAAGAAGAAGGAAAGAGCTTTCTGGTTCATGTGAATCTCAGTGGTCTGTGTGGTACTTGGGCAAGCCTGGCGTCGCCCCTGGTGTTTATTAAAAGAGTACTAGCAACTGGTACGCGCGATCGAACTGTTCGATGGCGAGCGAGAAGAGATTGATCCTTCGCAGCACAACCCCCGAGCGAAAGTAGGCCGTAGCCAGGCCGTAAGCGGAATTCATGTCAAGCAACATTTTGGTGTGCTCACGCTCAACACGCTTACGTTCTCGTTTTGCTGCCACGTACATGTCGCTGCAACGCTGTCGCTCTTCCGTCCAAAAAGCAGGCGGTTGATTCTCGCGGGTCGAGGAAATAGAGTACATCGTCGACCTTACGCAGCAAGTGGGGTAGCGCTACCGTCTTCGATAGCCTTGATATAAGCCTTCACCTCGTTGAGCATTGTCTGGTAGGTGTTCAGTTTGTGGACCGTGTCGCCACCCAACGCTTCGGGGTGTTTGAGCGTCTGCTCGATCTGAGCGAGGCGCACGAGTTGCCCGATGTTAGAGGTCAGAGCCTTGCATTCCCGCAGTTTGCCATGCAAGGAAACTTTGAGCTTAATCAGGATCGCCTGAAGCTCGTCTTCGGTAAAGCGCGCGTTAGGCATGCTAGTTCTCACGCGGGTAGGTTGGGAAAATAAGAAGGGCTTCTCGTCCCCTCTCATGTAATTTAGGTATCCCGACATACCAAGAAAGCATCCCATCATTTTTGCTTCGAAGGGGGTGCTGGAGGGTCGACTTGACCGGGCCATTTGACGGCCGCGAGCTCTTTACTCTCGTGAAGCGGCAGGCTCGTCTGGAGTGCGTGCAGATTGTACAGGCAGTTCTTGCTAAAGAACGCACCGATATGCCCGTGGGGGAGTTCCACCAGTCCTACTTCCTTTTTTGCCATCACAAACCTAGAGAAAAGACCAAAAAAAAAGAGGAGCCGAAGCCCCTCTATTAACTCACCCCTCAGGCGAGGGGCAAGGGAGTAGCTAAGAGACCGTTATTTAGTCGAGGCGATGAAAGTGTCAAGCGCTTCGACCAGTACCTCGGCTTCAAAACGCGTGATTTCCAAGTCGCTTGCGCGCCCGCCCGAACAGAACTTGATCTTGACTATGGCCGCAGCGCGGGCGTATTTCTCGGCTTCATAGGGATCGTAAGCCGGATCAGCAGGCGTGAGTGCGCCTTCGCCTTGCGTGATCGTGAATCCACCGGACTCGCCGAATTCGTTGATCGTACCTTGACGTTGCTCATGCATCACGGGCTCCTTAAGTGTGATCGGCTTCCACATCCAGCATTCCAGCCAAGCGATGCAAGGCAGCAGCGGCTTGAGTTGCCGAGGCCGCGGCCGTCTTGATCTCCTGAAAGGTCAGTGTCTGAAGCTCAGCAGACTCTAGCACATGGGTTGCCTGAGCTAGATCGTTCTTGATCTCCCTGAGCAGGAGTGCCTTATTACGAGCCATAGCGCGCGCCGTCAATGAACGACACTTCGAACTGGCCATCAAAGCGCATCGTCACGCGTTCGTAAACCGGATACTCACCGTCATGCGTGAGCTCGCGGGGCTTGACGAAGCGGATCTTGCACTTGACAGCCGACTCATCGTCAATCACTTTGCACTCGCGCTTGAGGAGTTCCTCGAAACCGCGCTCAAGCGCGAAAGCATACTGAGCATCTTCGCCCAGCTTCACCATGATGACATTCTGCATGAGCACCCGCAGATTATCGACCACGACGTTGTAGGCGCGTTTGCGGCGCAGATCTGCAGGCTTCACCCCTGCACGATCGGCCATGATGATGAGATCAGCCATGGCACGCAAGCTGTCACGCACCTTGCCTGCCCACAGCGTGGTATCCAAATCACCGCTGGCGAACTTGAACTTACCGATGATGCGCTGATCGAGGCTCAGGTTAGCAATCTTACGGATCTCTTCCGTGTGAGCCTTCAGCGAGGTGACGGGAATTGCTGTAGTGTTAGTTTCGGCCATTTTGGCTCTCCTTGTTACGAGGGGGTTATGCGAACGACTCAGTGCGACGGGCCGAGCAGGTTAACGCTGGTCTCACCGATGCAGACATTGAACTGATCGAAGATCAACCAATGGTCTTGCCATTCGATATTGCCCAATACGGGGTGCTGTGCGTCACCGGCGCGCGGCAGGGTAAACCCAAAGAGCTCAGCCAGGAACATTTGGTTCGGCAGTGCGATCACTTTACGTCGGCTACCCGGACCTTCAGGCAACACGTAGCGCTGCAGTGCTTTCTTAAGCTCGTTGATCGTGGCTTCGGCTTGCGACTGCTGTGCATCCTGATAGCGCAAGGTAAGCAAGTGACTGACAATACTGGTTCCGTACATTGAGAACTCCTTATTGGCCTTGAGATTGGATCTCAGCGATGCGCGCCATCTGCATCGAGTGACCCATTTCGCAGGTGGTAGCCAAGACGCCACCAAAGGTCATGAAGCACAGAACGACGAAGGCAACCTTCTTCACTGCGTTCACGAGTTTGGCGCTGTCAGCGAGGTAGTCTTTGTTTGCGTGATCGATCATGGTAATACTCCAAGAGATGAAAAGAGGGATGTAAAAACTGAGATTATTTAAACGGCACACTGGCCTGAGGTTGCCCCCAGGCCGCTATGTCGTCTAGCGACGGCTACGGCTCAGGCCAACCATGGCCATGCCAAGCAGCGCGCCTGCGAGGGTGCCCACAGCTTCTTCCGTGCTGTAGGTTTCGCGACGAGCCGGGCGACCAACTGTCATCGTGACCGTCGGGCGATGCGGCGCGTAGGTTTCTTCTACGTGCACAGTCGTCGTCTTGGTACCGAAGGCCGTATGCTCATGATGCACTTCGGTGTGAGCGTGCGACATCGTCGGCTGCATCGAAGCGATCTTGTAGATCTTGATGGTCGTGGCACCGTAGATACCGTTCGGGTTCTTCTCGACGACTTCCAGCGTCAGCGGCAGATGCTCGATGCCTTCCACCATGAAAGACTTGATACGGCGACCGTAGAAGCTGCCTTCGTTGTACTCGACACCGACGATCGCGCCTTCGTAAAGACGCACGAGCTCGTTGCGACGGTGCTCCTGCGACTCACGACGACCACCGAAGCGATCTTCGTTCGTGATGTACGTCACGTTCAGGGCTTGCGGACGCGCACGCAGTTCACGCAGCCGTCGTTCAGCCCGCTCCGCTGCTGTTTCGTTAGCGCGATACTCGTAGTCAGGCAGGTTGTTGATGCTCAGCATGGTAATTCTCCTTGTCAGGAATGAGGTACGCCAGGGGTCACCCCTGGCTGAATGTGTCGGGCGGGCTTAGAAGCCGAAGCGCGTACGCGGACGTTCTGCACGGCGCACCGAGATGCGCACTTCTTCGACATTGCGACGCGGCATCGGGCGCGACACCCGTGCGGCGCTCAGCAGGGATTCGACGTCCGACTGGATACGAACCACTGTCACGCTGTTTTCACCGAAGATCGAATCGCGTGCCGACGCATCGGTCGTGAGATTCAGCCCCAGACCGTCCAGGCCTTCGACGACCATCGTGGTGATCTTCTTGCCAAAGATCGTCGAGAGGACTTCGGTCTTCCCCAACACCGTACCTGCTTCGAGGACGATGTCTTCTTCCTGCGACCAGCTGCGGCTCACATGGCCAGTAACGGTATCTTCTTCCAGCGTACGGCGAACCGTAGCACGGATGACGTTAGAACGATGAGCGGCGTTGATGTGCAGAGTGAACATGGCTTTTGCTTCCTTGTTTAAATGTAGGGGGTATTCAAAAACAGGGGAGCATCTTCTCTCCCCTGTCGGTACTACGACTTACTCAGCTGCGAAGAGTGCATCGAGGGCGTCACTCGACCAGGCTTCGGTGTAGCCAAAGGACGTCTCTTCTGCTAAGCCGAACTGCTCAGGCAGATTCAGCTCATGGCGCAGCGAGACTTCCTGAACCTCCTCGAACACTGACATTTCTTCGATGTCGTAGATGTCCAGGAGTTGCCTGCGCTTCGGCGTATGGTCCTTCGCTTCAGACTTGCGAAAGATGTGGTCCGGACGAACGAAGCGAAAGGGCTTGTTTTGCGACATGGTTTCTCCAATTGCTTGAGAAGAGGTTGAACAACGAAAGTGGTTAGAACTTGTTACTTGCTCTAACTCAGCCGGAGAATATATGGTTGAAATCTTTTTCAATCCACGACTCTACGGCATAAAGGCCTGGGGTGACCCAGGCCCCTATATTACCCGACTACCACCACTTCGCCAAACAGAATGCCGCGAAGCATTCCATCGAGTCGAAGAGCTCCGGCTCCTGGTGGTTGCCACTGCTGTCCTTCCAGAGCAACTCGCCCCAGATCGGAAAGCTGTGCAGCCGACCCGGTGAGAGCTCATGCACGATCGTCGCATTGGCATTCACCTGCGCTTCGATCGCGTGCTCCGTGCGAAACTCCCACGTGAGCGTTTTCATGAACTGGGCCAGCGTCGAACCCTTGTCCCGATCGTACGGGAGGCGCTCGAGATACTTCACGGCCGCGGGGTGATCGCGGGAGAAGTCTTCAGCACACTGGAAACGTTCTTCACTCATGTCGTTCTCCTTGAACGGTTAATGGGTTCTTAAGCGACGATGGCTATCCATCAAGCCGCAATTGCACGGACCACCATGACCATGAATCGCCGACCAATCCGACGACGCACAGTTAGTCCGTTTACGATTTCGTATCAGCCACTGCATGCCGTGAGGCGGTTGACGACAGCTACGGTCTTGCGTGAGATCCTGAGTTTCCTCATGGATCTTCTTAAAGTTAGCCAGGATGGCGGTAAAGCGTTCAGGCATAGGTCTCGGCGTGTAGTGATAGGAACGAGCTGCAAGTCTTTACTTGCTTGTGCTCGCCGGGAGAATATATGTTTGAATCTTTCTAGGATCGCGAATCAGCGGCATAAGAGCCAGGCTGCTGTGCCCGGCTCAGTCTGGTCTTGTAATTAAATATTCTATTCTTACAGAGTATGACTCCAGGGAGTATTCCTTTCTAGGGAATAATAAAGAGAGGGGCTCCGCCCCTCTCTACGCTTAATTCTCTTCCTCCGCTTCGCTCCGCGTCGCCTCTGCTCCTTGACACATATCTAAGTTCCTACACAGTATTTTTTTACTTTATCCTTATAAATCAAGTACTTAGCTTCTAAACCCGATATTAACTTATCCGGGAAGGGGCTTGGTCCCCCTTCCCCTTTTTAAAAAGTTTAGACCGGGGTTTGTCAACCTAGAGAGTGAGCGCTGGCGCGCTAGGGAAAAGGAAGTAAGGCACGAGCGTAGCGACAGAGATAGTTTTGGATAGGTATTGGATTGTATTGTTGATGAATGACACCGCATGGTCGAAAACCCGCCCAGCGTTGCAAACCCGTCTTAGGGGCGCGGCGGGCGGCGGGTTTTTATCGTGTTCCCCTATCTTGTTATGCACCGCACGCAGCAGGATCTTTTATCCTGTAGATAGCAATACTGTGAATCTCCAATTCCGTTCCTACTCCCTAAGGAAAGAACCCATGAGCAAGAGCATGTTCCGAATGGCGCTAGAAGGCGAGACGGTCGAGATGACCTCGCGTCCTAACGAGCCGACCATCGTGATGAGCGGTCCGTTGTCCGAGATCTTCACCAAGGCACTGGATGTGGCCTACGCCAAAGAGCCGAGCCAAGGTGAGGGTGTAGTGGCCACGGAAAGCCAAGCCCAAGACGTGACGGTCATGCAAAAGATCGTCGAATCCATCAGCAACAACCAGCAGCAGTCGGTCCAGCCGGTGAGCGAAGTCAACGGCGAAATCGGTGCCCCTGGTGCCGAAGGTGCTGACCTGCAAGTGTACGGTGTGGCGAAAGCTGACATCACCGACGCTGACGTGGTCGATGTGGCCGATGCGCTGATGAACGAAGACAGCGAAAGCCGTCCGAAGGAATTCGTGGTGGTGGTCGACGGCACCTTGCCCTCGGTCAACGGTCTGGGTGGCGCACCCAAGGAAGAAGTCGAATATCTGTCCGAAGCGATGGAAGCCCTGACCAAGCGGCTGGGTGGCAAGTTCTATCGTTCGTTCGAAGAATTCGTCGAAGGCGTGGTGAATCCGGAAACCGATCTCGGTAACGGTGGCAACGACGGTGCGGACGGTGTGGGTACGGCCGGTGATGTGACGGCCCAGCAAGGTGGTGAAGGCGTCGCAGGTGATCCGGCAACCAATCCCTGCCCGCAAGATCCGTCGATCACCTCGCGTGTCGTCGAGATCGCGAAGATCGCCGCTGAAGAAGCCGCTGCTGCTGCCGAAGCTCCGGCTGGTGAAGACACCGGGGTGGCACCTGCGCTGGAAGAAGGCAATACCGACACGGGTCAACCGGTCGTGCAACCGGTCTCGGCCTTGCCGAACGATCCGGGTGCTTTGAGCCCTGAAGCGCAAGCTGCCATCGGCGCGGGTGACGACAAGGTCCCCGCTCCCAAGAAGGAAGGCGAAGTCCCGCAGAACCAGGCTAACGGCGAAGACCCGACGGTCCCCGTGGCCAATGGCGACGCTGCCCTCGAAAGCTTCCGTGTTCGTCTCGTTACGTTGGCGCCTCGTCAACGCGTGCGCGCACGTAAGTAATCTCATCCCTGGAACGGATGGTGTAAACGGCGGGGCTTCGGCCCCGCCTTTATGCCGTTGATCCTAATTCTGTGTATCGTTGCCCTATCTGAGAGGATGCTAAATGGTAGACGTTTCTATCAAGGGCGTGTTTGAGAGCGAGTGTGCCCACCTCGCGCTGGACGCGCAATTGGCCAAACGCATCCATTTGTACACAGTCGGTTTCGCCCATAAAAACCAGGACCACATCGAGTTCTTTGGCGGGAACCTGACCGGTGTGCAAGTGGTGCGCTTTACTGACAGTGATAAAGACCGCTGGTTCACCGAGATTCTCCAAGCGGACGAAAGTACACTCGAAGCACGGCTGGTGGCGCTGCCCACGGTCAACAGTGACTGGGTGGTGTCCTCCGACACGCTCAATCTTTCCTGTGCCTGGCTCTTGCATGCGTTGCTCCACAGCAAGAAGCTAAGCGACGCTCAGCGTCATCAGGCGATGTTGGATGTCGTCCTGGTGATGCAGTACAAGTTCCTCACATCCCGTCTGTACCGGCACTTTAAGTACCCGGCGGATCGTGCGACGGCAGAAGCCACGTATGCAGCCCTGACGTTTAAGTACGCTATTAAACAGTACGGCTCTTGGGCCGCCGTGCTCAATGCCCGTGCCGAAGAAGTGATCAGCCCGACCGGTCTTCACCGCAAAGCCATCGAACTGATGGACCCCGATAGCACCGTCATTTATTTGCTCAATGATACGCAAGGCCGGATTCGTGACATGTTGAAAAACATTTACGACGTCTTCTTGCAAGTGCATCGGCAGGGTATCAAGATCAGCTCGACGAGTTCGCTAGTCGAACACGACGGGGTCGAGATCTTGAAGGACAAGTCGAAAAACCTCCTGGCTTACACCAGGTACATCAACTCGATCATCACCGACCGGAACTCCTTTATTCGCGAAGAGCTTCTCACTGTTATCGAGAAGCAGATGAAGACGATGCCGCCCCGTCTTTTCCGCGAATCGCTCGAATGGATGTCGGACAATTACCGCCAGTCCGGCGCGAGCATGATCGAAGAGCTGCTTAACGAAACCCTGATCCACAGTTTTGACTACCTCGCGGAGAATCGGAACTTGGTGAGGAATTCTACGGACTTGGCCAGCCTACTCACACGCTTGCGTGGTGTGTACATGAGTTCGCGGTCCACGGACCCTGCTCTGTTCTCGCTGCGGGAGAAAGCAGAAAAGATCGTGAAGCTCGCGACTAACAATAAGAACTCCAGTGTGATTGCGGCTGTGCGCACCGGGATACTGCTGTACTTGATCGCCCGCGCGTATTCGATGCGGTATTACTCCCAGAGCGCCGCTGCATAAGGCTTGGTCGCACGACCAGGTTCTACCATGTCGCTTTTGAAGAGGTTAGCTACCCGAGGGTTCCTGTGGCTGGAGCACGTAAAGGGTAACAGGTCGTTCCAGCAAGAGATCGTGATCCAGACGAATCGCCGCAATACGCTTCGGGTGATTCATCATTCAGGTTACGACATCACCATCTACTGTCAGCGCTTGCAGTTCGAGACGGGCTACTCGCTCTGGCAATGGCCGAAGAAGAAACACCTGGCTTACCAGTTGTTTTCAACGACGACCAATGATGCACCGGAACTGATTCGTCGGGCATGTGACTTAGCGGTTACATTGCCTGCCCTGTGTCCCGGTTATGTAGAAGACGAAGTGCAAAAGCTCTACGCCATTGATGCGTACGTGGATTTGATCACGGACAAATTAAGAGCGCTCAAGCAAAGTAGCTTCATCTAGCGCGTATGGGGGAGGCTTCGGCCTCCCTCTATGCCGCATCAGTATGATTACATTTACAGAAGACTCAGGGCAAGTAAATGAACGAAACAATAGACAATGCTGTAGACAGCTATGTTCCCCCGTTTACGGGCGAGCATCCCTACTACAAAGGGTATTACCAAGTCCCAGTTGGTCAAAGTCATGTGGTGATTAACAAGCGTGGCGAGCTCATCAATCTCATTACAGGCGAGAAACACTTCACGCGGATTGCCGGGAGAGGGTACGTAATTACCACGCTCTGTGACGATGGGATTTGGAAAAACTACTTAGTCCATCGGCTGGTAGCTTTGCTGTTCGTGGATAAACCTGAACGACACAAAGAGATCAGCTTCGATGAATTGCAAGTGAACCATATCGACGGTGACAAGCTGAACAACGTTTGGGATAACCTCGAGTGGGTCACTGGTGAAGAAAACATGAAACATGCCCGAGAGCACGGGTTGTTTAGCAACCAGCTCAAGGTTTTGTCCAAAGACGTAGAGACTGGCGAAATGGAGAGCTACTACTCGGTAAGCGAGTGTGCTCGAAAAGCCGGTGTGACCCAGTCGGTCATGTTCATCCACCTCTGGTCTGTGGCAGCCGGTCGAATCAAACACCTAGGCCGGGTGTACAAGTTCGATGACGGAAAACCATGGCCTGAATTCCTTGCTCCGGATGATAGCGAGGAGTACACGCTAGGCAGGGTCTGCGATATTGTCGGAGAGAATATCGAAACAGGTGAACGCACACTTTTTTGTTCAGTCAAACACGCTTGCCGATTGCTAAAGCTCGACATCGTCGGGTATCGCAATCATAAGGCACGAAAGGGAGCCGCTACCCCCTACAAGGGTTGGCTCTTTTCTCCATTAACCGAATGAGGTGACATTATCATACTCTTCGAACAGGACTGGTATCGTTATCCGACCGCGATCATCGACACCAAGACCACCAACAAAAGTTGGATTCGTCTGGCGGCGGTGTATCGCTCGATGGGTATCAAGAACCACGCCTTCCTGCTCGCGCTGGTGAATCCGAAACTGCAAGGGGTGGACCCCTTCAGCAAGGACCTCACCCCTGAGCAGATGTACATGATCGCCGTCGAGTGCAAGATCAACCCCTGGTACTTCTTCCGGGAAATCGCACGGGCTCCGGGTAACTCCGGTTCCGATGCGGTGCCCTTGGAAGCCAACCGGGCGAACATTGCGCTCTACTGGTCCTTCTTTAACCACATCTTCTTTACGCTCATTCAGCCACGTCAGACCGGTAAGTCGTTCTCGACTGATACGCTGATGAGCTACCTGATGAACGTCGTCTGTACGGGTACCAGCATCAACCTGTTGACGAAGGACGATAACCTGCGCCGCAAGAATATCGAGCGGATCAAGGAAATCATGTCCGAGCTGCCACCGTACCTGAGCCAACGCTCGAAGGACGATGCGCAGAACGGTGAAGAAATCACCGTGAAGGCCTTGAAGAACTCGTACAACACGCACGTGCCGCAATCGAGCCCGAAGCGCGCGTACAACATGGGTCGAGGTCTCACGACTGCGATCTTCCATATCGACGAGCCGCCGTTCCAGCCCAACATCGCGATTGCATTGCCAGCTGCTCTGGCTGCTACCGGTGCTGCTGTGGAACGGGCCAAGGCCGCAGGCGCGCCGTACGGGACGATCCTGACGACGACCGCAGGCAAGAAGGACGACCGCGATGGTCGCTTCATCTACAAGCTGCTAGAAGACTCGGCTTCGTGGACTGAGAAGTTCTTCGACTGCCAGAACTGGGCTGAACTCGATCGCATGGTCCGTCGTAATAGCCGGGCGGGTCTGTTCCGTATCAATGGCACCTTCAGTCACCGTCAGTTGGGTAAGAGCGATGAGTGGCTCAAGCAGAAGATTGAAGAATCGCTGCAGACCGGTGATGATGCGAACCGAGATTACTTTAACCTGTGGACCTCGGGCACGGAAAGCTCCCCGCTCTCCACCAGCACGGCTGAGATGATCGCTTCGTCGCGTCTGGACGAGCTCTACACCTCCATCAGTGATCCGGACGGCTACATCACGCGCTGGTACATTGCACAGGAAGAGATTGAAGAGCGCATGGCGACCGGCAAATTCGTGCTCGGCATGGATACGTCTGAAGCAGGCGGGGGTGATGACATTTCCCTCGTCTTGATGGATGTGGAAACCCTGGAGGTGGTCGCAGCGGGCTCGTATAACGAAACCAACCTGATTACCTTCTCCAAGTGGGTGTGCGATACGCTTGTCAGGTATTCGAACATCACAGCAGTCATCGAGCGGCGCTCCACTGGGGCGATGTTGCTGGACTACCTGCTCCTGATGTTGCCCAACTATGGCGAAGATCCGTTTAAACGCGTCTTTAACAAGGTGGTGCAGGATTACGACGAGTATCCGGATCGCTTCAAGGAAATCAAGGTGCCGATCGGTCGTCGTCCGACTGACATCTACGTGCGCTACAAGACCACGTTCGGCTTTGCCACCTCCGGTTCGGGGGCCAACAGTCGCAATGCCTTGTATGGTCAGGTGCTTCAAGCTGCGGCCCAGCGCAGCGGCATGAAGGTGCATGACAAGATGCTCGCCGGGCAGATCCTCGGTCTCGTGTACAAGAATGGTCGCATCGACCACGAAGATGGCGAACACGATGACTTGGTGATCGGCTGGTTGTTGTGTCACTGGTTCCTCATGCATGGCAAGAACCTGCAACACTATGGCATCGATCCCCGCCAGGTTATGTGTGCAGTCAAAACCAAGCAGACTGAGTCGCAAGAGGACTTCTTCCGGCGCATGGAGCAACAGACTGTGCGCAGTCGCATCGAGGAGATCTACAATGCGCTCACCGGTGAGCACGATGACTTTGTGGCCGCGCGTCTGGAGCAGGAGCTGCGTATGCTGGATAAGAAGATCATCCTCGAACAGGATGAGATCTATTCGGTGGACGAACTCATCCGCAGTGCTCGGGAAACCAAGCGCAACAAGGTGAGGACCTCGAACCTGTACCAGCAAAGCCAGCAGAACCAGTACCTCGGTCACAATACGGGGATGCTGGTGACGAGCGAGTTACCGATGACGCATGTGGACATGTTTGGTGCACCGGCTAACTACGGCGTGTATTCGACAGCCTCAGGCGCTCGTTGGTAAGCCGTTGGTAGAACGACAGCATAGAGCCCAGGGGTTTCCCCCTGGGCCTTATGACGCTGAGGACGCCAAAGCGTTAGTTGGTTTGCCAGACTGCCATCGGACAGAGTGCCAGCTCGAGATCGTTCTCCGGCGTGCGGAAGAAGAACTTCACCACGAGCGTGCTGCCTGCCGCAATGGCCTGACCAATCGCCAGCTGAGAAGCCCACTGACTGATCGGGAACTCCACCGGTGCCTGGTTGGGCAGCAGCAACGCGAACATGTTCGGTTGCGGTGCCTGCGTCTCGACGTTCGGATCGGTGAGCGGCTTGGCCGGGTAGTACACCTGGTCGAGGAACGTGTCGAAGTCCGTGAGACCCTGATTGATGTACACCTGCATCAGGTTCTGGTTCACGAAGGTCGTCGACGCATGGGTGTTCAAGCCATACGCAGGCGTCTGACCCGGATCGTACGCAATGGTCCAGTTGGTGCCCGTCTTATCCGTACCGTCACGATTGAGCACGAGCCCGATGGTCTGCGTGAACTGCACGTTCTTGTAGGCCGGATTCACATCCGAGAGCTTCAACTGCACCTGCAACTGTTGATTCACGCCGTAGCCGTGCGGCAAGAAGGCCGGGCTATTCGGTGCGAACGTCACATACGGCGTGACCAGTTGCGCAAGGTTGCGATCGAGGTTAAAGAGGTACCAATCCAGATACCAGCCGTTGACCGAGTCAATGAAGCGCGGCACGCAGAAGAGCTTAAGCGTGTACGCACCGTCGACATTCTCGGTGGTAGCGTTGTACGTTTCCTGGATGAAAGCGGCTCCGCCCGACCCATCGACATTGGCTGTGGCGCCGTACACCAGCTCGTCTTGCGACAGATTGTACTTGAGCACCAGCTTGAACTTCTGACCGACGATGGTGGCCACGTACGCGTCCAGCCCGAAGAGCTGGAACTTGGTCCCGTCGACCGGCATCGAGCCCGTAGTCCCGTCCGAGTAATGGACCTGTCCCATCAGGTTCAGACCATCCTTGGGCACATTGATCGGGTAGACCAACGTGTTCGGATCGCTCGAGCTCATAAACGGCGAAGTCATCGAGATACCAGTGATGTACTTCTCGCTCGCATCGGTCGAGCGGATAAACGCCGTGTTCTCAATCAGCAGCTGGCGCTTGGAGAGCACCGTGCCATCCGCCGCGTAGATCACCACGGTGACAATCTCGCCATCGAGCAGCGCGACCTTGGTGTAGCACTGCTTGATGACCTTCAGTGCGGTGGTGACCACGCCTTGTTGCGACGTTTGCACGACTTCGAGCGGCACGTTCTCGCCCAGCAGGTTGCCCGACTGATCGTAAAACGCCGAAATCACCGTACCATCATCACCGAGGATGGCGCCCTTGAAGATCTTCGCGTACGATGCCTGGCTACCGCCCACCACCAGACGCACGTCGACCGCCATCGAGAACGGCATCACGCTCTGATCGAGGTAGCAGCGATAGGTATCGGACTGTGTCCCAGGGCCGACGCCCATTAGCAGATCGTCCTCGCTGAATTCCCCCGTCGCTGCGGTGGTGATTGAGAGGAGGGTTGGAATGAGCGTAGTCTGGTCCAGAGCGGCGACCCGATACCACGCATTGGAACCCGGTGAGTTATCCACCACGTAGTCGCCCACATTCGGCACGTACATGTTGGTGCCCACCTGGCCACGATAGACCTCGGACAATGCCCAGATCCGAAACCCGCTGTCCGGGTTATAGACGGGGACACCCCCGTCCGTGCCCGTGACGCTGGTATTCCCAATGGATGCGCCAAGGGTAGCCCCCAGCGGCATCATCAGGGTTGATTTACCCAAGACGTCCATTAACTTCCACCTGTGTAGTTTTGGATGTTGACAAAGTTGGCCAGATTCACCAACCCATTCAGATACAGGTTGACAGCGCGCAGCAAGAACTTGTAGTGGTAGATCGAGGTGCCAATCACCGTCATCAAGTCATGCGGATGGATTTCGACAAAGCGCAGGTCCGGTGTGTTGGCTGGCTGGGTCGGGTCCATCGTGAGCAGATACTCGTACGGCGCACACAGCTCGCGCACTACGTCGTCGTTGTACTGCAGGTACATGCGCGGATCATCCAGCAAGCCATTGTTCATGTCGTACAGCAGCTTGCAGGCAAAGGGACTGTAGACCGCCCATTTCTGTTCGATCTGATCCGGCCCACTCGGTTGCGGCATCGGGTAGTACTGCGACATGTAGTCGCTTACCACCTGATCCGTTTCCATGGCGATGGCTCGCAACGAATACGTATCGGTCGTTGTCAACCCACGCAGCGGCACCACGATGTCGCGCACCAAGTACGGTGTGCCATTCAGGGCATTGGGGGCCGAGACCCCGGCATTGCCTTCCTGGAACAGCAACGCAGAACGATCAAGCGTCGCTCCATTTACCTGGATGCGCAGCACCTTGTCGTCACGGATGTCAAAGCGGTTGTTATCCGAGAGCAGCCCGTACTGGATAAAACCCTTGTCCTCTTGGGGCGTACGGGTTTTGTCGGCATTGCAAAAGCCCGTGAAGCGAATGTCCACGTGCTGGGTGCCGCTGCCCGCCAGCCGAAACGCTTTGTTGACGATCACGATCTGCGGAAAATTGACGTAGTAGTCAATTTTCTCCACCAGCGCCTTGCCATTTAACCACAGGTCCAGCTCACCCATTGGGATCTGCATGGTCCAGTTGGTCGTCTGGTTATTGCGATGCATGCGCTGCGTGAGCGTGAATTCCAGCAAGCCGTCGGTGGTGGTCAGATCCAGCGAATACGCCAAGAAGAAGCGATCGCCGCGCACTAGCGTGTAGAACTTGGTCGGGTCCACCAGCCAGGTGAGTTTGCCATTCGCATCCACTGCGTACGCACCCGAGCCTGTCACATCCGTCCAGACGTTGGTCGGCACTCCACCCACGATCGGACAGGTGTACATCCGGTAATCGGTTGCTGAATCCAGCGTTTGCGACGCGATCCCGTAGTTCTCATCCAGTTGGGTATTGCCTGTGCCCGAAATGAGCTCCACCAGGGTAGCGTTCGAGTAACCGCACGCGTAGATCGAGCCTGCCTGATGCGAGGTCCAGCCTAGCAGCGCGCCATTGCTGTCGTACTCGTATCCGGTGGACTTCACCTGCAAGCCATACGGCACATCCACCACGTTCTGGCTGGATTCGATCCGCACTTGCTGTGGCGTATCACCCAGCAGCTTACTGATCGCGTTGTAACCCAGCGCGTCTTCGACTTCCGCCTTCGAGAGCACCGGCATCAACGAGCCCATGATCTGCGTATAGGTCGACGATTCCAGGTTCGCTGCCTTCCAGTTCTCGACGTTCGAGTTAATCCCGAGCAGCGCCCCACGGATCAGGTTATCCGGCAGCTTGTAGAGCTCATGGATGCGGTTATGCTCGAACACCAGCGAGCGGTTCCAGCCCCCGTTGCGAATATGCAGTCGCACGTAGCACTGCATCGGGTCCCAACCTTGGTCCGAACAGAATGCATTCACATAGGCCGGAACAATCGCATAGTCTTTGTGCGTGACCATGCGCAGACTGTCGCCTGCATTGCGATGGTAATACACGCCCTTCCAGCGATTGGAGGGTTGCGGCTGACAGACGAAGACATCGATGTCGTCTTCGTAGTCGATCTCGTTGACATTGCCCGCATAGTGAAGGAGCCACTTCTGCTTGGTGTCGAGCGTACTGGTGAAAGACTGCAGGTCACTGACCTTGAAGTCCACCACCTTGTAGATCGAGGCGTCATAAACGAATTCGACCACATCACCGACATTGACCGTGAACAGATCGATCTGACTGACCTTGTAGCCATTCACGTACGCATACACCACGCCTTGCTTCGCTTTGTAAGCAGCCAGATCGTTTTGCAACGTGAGGATCGCGTCGGTGTTCAGCGGGGTGCGACCCTCGACATAGATCTTCGCGCTCGCATCGGTGGCCGCTTGCGACTTGTAATACGCGTTGCTATAGACCCGCAAGAAGAGCGGCTCGGTGTCGAGGTTGATGTTGATCTTCGGCTGCACTTGCACCGCGACGATCAGGTTGTGATTCTCCGTGATCATGTACCAGCTTTGCGTACGCGGCATTTGCAGGCCACTGTTCGCATACAGGTCCACCATCAGGTTCTCTTTGTTGCACGCGTCAGCAAACGTATTCCAGGTCCACTTGGGGTAGATCCCCAGCAGCATCGGGTTGACTTGGCCAATCGAGTAGACATGAAAACGTGTCTTCTTGACCGGGAACCAGACCGTATTGTTCTGAACCTTGAAATAATTGAACGCACCCCCCACCGGAGTCAGACGAGCCAGTTCAAGGATCGCCTGATTATCCTGGTAGGGAGCACACCACACGTTTGACAGCGCGTATGCTTCGAGGTAGTCGTAAGCCATAGCCTGCCTTGGAGAAGTTACTTGCCCATCGCCACGTTCACGAGGTTCACGATCTGGCGCGCAAACTGCTGGTTCACCGACATGCTCGAGCGCTCCGCAATCTTGGCGATCTGCGAGTTCTTGAACGTGCGTTCGCTGGTCGCCGCCATCATGATGGACAGCCAGGTCGGCGGATGCTCGAGGGCCACGGCGATGAGTTCCGGCGCATTCGGACCGAACCAGGTGCGCCCCAGAATCTGGTAGAGCACCCCGACGTTAAAGTCTTGCAGGCGGATCGAACCCGTCACTTCTTCAGCGCGATCACAGAACTCTTTGATGCCGGTGAGCGGCGCGGTGAATTGATCGAGCACGTCGAGCACGTCGGTGTTCTTCGCGTGCGTGTTCTTGGCAATCGACTGCACCATGCGCAGCTTATCGCGCTCGGTGAGCTCCTTCATGTCGGTAAAGAGCGACTGATAGAAGAAGCCCGTGTAGACTGCCAGCTTCATCTGTTCGAGCGGATCGAGCGCAAAGCGGCGCGAGACGTTCTCGCTGATCCAGGCACAGAACACCTGCATGGCAAAGGGCGACACATCGCGCAGCACTTCGGCTGGGTGCGACAACCAGATCGAGTTCAGCTTGGCGCGAAACACCAGCAAATCGTATTCGATCGGATTGCGCACGACGAACTCGCGCTGATGCGGATTCCATTTGCCGAAGGGTCGCGTGTCGATAACCAGATCGAGTTGGTTGCCTTCGCGTTCGATCAGGAGCGGATGCAAAAAGCTCGGGATGGTGGAGGTGAGCGTATCGCTGCCGTCAACCTGACGGATGGGCGTATCGGCTACCGGGCTCAGCCAGCCCACGGTCATTGCTTTGGCGACTTCGCCTTGGAGCTTACTGACCGCGAAGCCTTCGCAAGCTTTCGTGTCGTAGGCTGTTCTGAAGATACTCATGTTTCATCCCAGAGTGGTTGGGGTCGCTTGGACCAAAGTGTCTATTCATAGTGAAAACTTACTGCCCATCCTATGGCGATTTTTACTTGGGCGCTTTGCAGCTCGAAAGTACCCCTCTGTAGCAGCCCCGGCGAATTAAATTTTAAATACTTATGACTGACATTTTCCTGCAGCTGGTGTTTTTGGCCAACTGATTTGGAGGGATACGGTCAGCCTCACCAGAGGACGCCAGGATGTTCAGCATCGTCTTCGAAACCATACCATTCAACTAAGGAATCGCGAAATGGCGAATGCAATTATCAACGCCGCTCCGATGACGAACTTCCTCGGCGTGCAGGATAACAGCACCCGAGCACTGGTTCCGATTCCGGAGAACCTGCCGACCCACCTGGCGAAGGTCTATCTGTTTGCGCAGACTGGCCCTGGCCCGAGCCAACCGATGCTGGTCGGCGGTGACGGCATGACCCAGATGTACGGTGCCGACACGTTCGACTATCTGAAGTCGTACGCTAACCACCAAACTGTGCTGGCCAACACGCTCAATGCAGCGGGCAACCAGATGATGATCGAGCGGGTCATTCCGACGGATGCAGCGCCGCGCGCGAACCTGCGCGTCTACCTCGATGTGTTGCCGACTAACGTGCCGGATTATGTCCGTAACGTCGACGGCTCGATCAAGCTCGACACGGGCGGCAACCCGGTTCCAGTGACCGGCGAAGGTGCCACGATCGCAGGCTATCAAGTGAAGTGGGTCACGGCCTACATCACCCCGGAAGAAGACGGCACGACCAACTTCGGTGCGGGCGAGATCATTCCGGGCGACATGACTGACGGCGCGTCCGCTCAATCGCAGCGCTACCCGATCTTTGATCTGGAAGTGCCGCACATCGGTGCCGAAGGCAACTGGCACGGCTTCCGTATGTGGGCGCCCACCTCGGTGTCGAGCACGCCGATCAACGACGCGTACATCACCGACGATCTGATGTACCCGTTCCGCTTTGCGTTCGCTAACAAGCCGAGCGCCAACGGTACGGCT